GATGAAGTATAAGCTTGACCATAGGTAGGTTTGGACGGATCAATATTAGACATTGGCTGTCCTCCTTACGGTATCGCCGGAACATTTGATTCCGGCCGACGCGCCAGTATTCCTACGTTGAAACCAAAGTAAATACCTTGGTTTTGGAAACCAAATGTATGAGCAGAATTAACTAACTCAGGCCATATTCTAACTCCTGCTGCTCTGGGTATTATCTTATCAATGATAACAAATCGTGGATCGGCAGTAGTAATGGTCATATCATTGATTAATAGTGATGCTTCCGCATCCATCATATCCATTACTGTAGTGCCAGTAACACCTAACGCAAAATTCACTATAGTGATGATATCGTTCGCAGTTCCATGTGCATTGTTTAGAGCGATCTTGTTTAATATTGCTTGACGATACTCTACATCTCCCATTGTGCGACTAGTCGCATATGGTTCTCTATCATGTCTAATTCTTGCTTGATTGAAGCCTTTACCTGCTGGCTGCGAAATGAAACCAAAGAATGGTATGAATACTGAATTGTCTAACTCACGATCAATACCAACAATGTTTCCTACACCATCTAACTGAACGCCTTCGGATGTTAAAATACCACGTTTAGTTAGCAAATCATATTGCGTTTGATCGAGTAAATCTAATGGTGGGTAAAATGCTTTGACGTAACTTTCTGTATATTGTTTCCCTACATGTTGCGCAAGAAAATGCGACCAAGCAACTTCACTATGGATATGAGGAAAACCAAACGGAATAATAGCATCTTGTGCTGTGCCAATAGGACTAATGCCTATGGCGAGTTGGCCAATGATTCCTGTAGTAGTATTTGACATTATGCTGTTGTCGTATCTGTTACTAGACCATAGTTAACTAAAGCTGCAATAACAGAAGTCAATGCAGCATTGGAACCTTTAGCGCCAGTCAAAGTTGGTTTAGCAATAGGCGTAGCTGCATTAAACCCAAGCTTGGCTGTAGCTGTTCCTCCTATCATAATACCTTGGGTTGGATCAATTAGGCTTATAGTTCCATATGTTCCTGTTGGTCTAGCAATCATAAGAAACGAATTAGCAGCAGTGCCTGCTCCACCATCTTGAATTTGTAATAATGATCCATTCTGAGAATTCATGTTAACACCGCCAGTGCCTAGGGCACGCAATACAAGATTGGCTGGGGTTCCCGTTCCCGTTAAAGTAATAGTAACAGCGCCTCCTGATCCATTAATTTGAATATAATTAGCATTGCCTTGTGGTCCAATATTAACAATACCACCAATATTTACATTGCCTTGAACAGTTAAAGCGGCACCAACAAATGTATTAGTATAATTAGCAGTATGAGTAATTGTTCCTGAATAAGTGTGATTACCAGCAAACGTTCCAGTAAAAGTTCCGCCACCAGATAATGTTAATGCTCCAGTGTAAGTTTTAGCACCAGCGTAAGTGCCTGTAAATGTTCCACCAGAAATAACAGTGGACGTTCCTGAAAAAGTAACATTCCCAGAATAAGTATGATTGCCTGTATATGTTCCAGTAAAGGCCCCGCCAACTAAATTCAAAGAACCAGTAAGAGTTCCTCCAGATAGTAGTAAATATTGACCAGGAGCAATAATGGGATCATTATTGTCTAGCTTTCTAGCCCACCAACTATTCCATTCATCAGGAGTTGGTATAGTTCCATTTATCCAACCGGGATCAGCAGACATTTTACTTATCCTACAGAGATGACACCGTTACAGAAATCCTAACCAAATCAAAACGAGCAAGTTCACGAACAGCAATAGAAACATTGCTAGAACTAAAATCGCCAGGAGCAGGAGTTGTAGTTGCGTCAGGTTCAATTGCGACTGTAATTGATATATTGCCCACTCCAGATACTGCTTGATATATTGGACCATAGAACCTTTGAATGATTATATCTGTTCCGACACCAAATAGATTTCCAGTATCAACTATAATTTGTTGAACAACTTGAATACCATTAGGCGGAAACACTTCTTCATTATACAACGAAAGAATACAATTCACCCATACATATACTGGTTCTGGCCGACTGAAACTTATCGGATGATTATAACCAGAAGCATCAACCACATTAGCTGTAGTATCACCATACGTATCAATGCCTGCCGCTTTAAGACGAAATATCTCATTGCATATTTGTTGCGGATCACCACCAAATGCTACCACTTCTATACTATGCGGTGAACGACCATCAGCATCAATAGTATCGCTTACATTTTCATATACTTGAACAGTTTGTAAACCTAAGATATTCTGTTCTAGATTAGCTTGAATAGCAGGCAAAGTAGCAGCGCCCAGAGTATATACACCACTATTATATCTAAGACGCAATTCATCATCGGTTTCCTGATTTCGCCCAATTTGTCCATCAACTAGATTATCTACCGTATTCCAACCATTAATTACCGTAATGATTTGGGTAAGAGTATGAGCGCCAACTTCTATTGGTCCATAGTTTATCGCTTGAGCAACAGCTATGGTTCCTTGCTTAAAGATAGAAATACCAGTAGAAACCATTACCGCAAATGGAACATTAGTAACTGTATAAATCCGTATATGATTAGCATCTAATTCAATGACGTTACGCGAAGCAATCAGCAACGCTTCAAGCTGATTAGCAATCGAAACATTAGTATCTCCAGTTACAGCAGTGTAGCGATAATAAATGGTATCAAGTCTGACATAATATTCTTGCCCAATAGTCGCTGTATCTACGCTTACCGTAATATCGCCCGCCGCGTTTCTACTAATCGTCGTGGAGAATATTGTATTAAAGTCTTCTCCGCTTATGTTCGATCTAACCACAGAATTAACTGGAACAACTGTGCCCTCTATTCCATACAATACAATCCAGGCGAGAGATTGTTGTGCGAACAATCTTCTAACGCCAGAGAAACTAACTGCGTGATCAAGATTAACGCCATAAGCAGATATAGGATACATGGCATGATATACTGCCTCAGCCAATTCCCATACTGTTGCTTCCCGTTCCGCAAATACATCAATAAATTGACCAGTAATTGAGTCTGGTCGCGTTTCAAAAATAAGTCCAGTACTAGTCTGTAAACTAGTAATGATAGCTTGCCTTATTTCCGGCAACCGCATACGTGAAAAGCCAGAAGGCAATACACCATAGTCAAGAGGATTAGGAATAATATCAGACATGCATAGTATCCAATATCACTGAGTCTTTTATCGGTCCATAATCAGTATTGGCGGCAAAGTTAACTGTCAATGTTCTCCTGGCGCGGTCCCAGGTCATATTGAAACTGGTTATCAAAGTAACATGAGGAACATCGAGTATATGGAAACGAAATATGGTTTCGATGCTAGGCATATGTGGGTTCTTGACTAGAATATCTTCCAAGTAAGGCACACCAAAAGTAACATCAAGAAACCATTCTCCCAAGAACGCCAGGAGATTGATCTTCACTTCTTGCGCAACTTTATCCGCACCGTTGATTGTCCAAATAGCATGCTTAGGAGGCACTACTCCTGGCGCGGAAACCACCGGAAACAGCATGTCGTGATCTAGTCTCGACAATGCTAGATCATAAGTGCCTTGCGATCCACTCATACTGGCGTTCCAGAAGTTGCAATGCCAGATTGAACTCCAGTGTGTCTATGCGCCTCTAGCGCAAATAAATGCCCACCAGCATCAACGCGAATAGTATCAGCTTGTAGCTTTAGTGACTTAGCTTGAATAATGATATTACCATCAGAATCAATAGATATAAAACCATTATTGTTACCAAGGCGGATATTATTATCAGGAGTAATACGAACCTCGGTTTCATTGAAACGTAACACTACATCAGTAGGGTCAGCAGATATACCAGTGGGGGCGCAACCAGGAATAGCGATACAGTCGCTAATATCAAATTGACGAGGATCATCAGGCATATCTTTGTTACCAGATTTCCATCCTTCAAGTGATCGTTGTTGGAATACAAGCATTACTCCATCACCAGGTTTAATTGGCATAGTGAGTCCTGATTTTCCACCACTACTAGTTGTCCATATAAGAGGCGCTTCGACAACGTTAGGTGGAGGTAATGATTCACCACTAGCAAGCGCCTTAGGCAAATCAGGAAGCACAACAGCACGATTAGTTTCAGCATTATATGAAACTATAGTTCCTGGCATCTGAGTGTATATTTCAGATAATTTTGTTTCCAGTATATCTTGCAACATACTAACTGCTCGTTCAAACATCTAGGTTCACCATTTGATTATCCAAATCTTCTTCCTCAATTATATCGCCAGGAGAAACGTTTTCATGATCTCCGCCACCAGAACCTCTAGCTGCTTTGCCTCCTTTGGTGGATTTCTTTTTGCCGAGCGGTTTCGCAGGATCAACTAACTTCAATTCTGTTTGCCAATCGCCATCCCAATTATCACCAGTATGCGTTAATTCTTCAATACGAAAGATACCTTCTACAGCACGCGATTTTAACAATACTCTATCGCCAGGATTAAGCATGGGCATCAACAGCGTTTTTACTTTCCATCCATTCCAATCCTTTTCTACTGCTTTACCATCACCTTTCTTCTTAGGTTTGGTTTCAGATTTTGTTTCTCTTTCGCGTTCAGCATAACCTATCATACCAGAATCAGCATCAATTTGAATGCCTTGTCTAGTAGTAACCATGCCCTTTTCTATAACCTGTAAATTACCATTTTGAATTGACCATTCAAGTTTGGTTCCTTTGGTAACTTTATCAAGTAGACTCCTGGCCGAGCCGTGGTGAGATAGACCATTTTGCCATTGACGTTCTGGAGCATTACTTGCCAATGTTAACGGCAACCCCATCTTACCGGCCACATCATTAAGAATTTGAGTTGATTTGACGCCCTTTCCATAGCTAAGAGAAACAACCGAGTCACGTATCTCTTGGGCGCCATCACCGAGTTCAAATTCGGTAACCACATTGGGTCCATCAAACTTAGTCCAGGCATAGGTTACTCCACCAGAAAATATCATTAACGGGCCAGCATCTTCGGCATATCCAGCATACAGTAAACAGTGCGTATCAGGTTGCTCTAGTTGTTTCCTTGTAGTGCTAAGCAAGTTCCATACTTGTATTTTATTCGTATTGGGGTTTTTATCAGCAGTCTTTTGAATACTGAAATTGATTCGCAATCCAGTAATTTCCACTCCTGCCTTACCTTTACCAATCAACAAACGATATACTCTATCAAATAACATTTAGCGCCAACAATTCAGCATAAGGAATGTAGACCATTTCAAATACTTTGCTCGTAAATCCATCACGCGGAACTGGACCATTGTAGGAATCAGGAGCGCCTACCATTATATCACCTTTGAATAAATCAACATATTTGAATTGATGAAATAACAAATAGTTTGGCACCATAGAGATACCATCCACCAATGTTTGATAAGCTGAATTGCGCACGCCTATTTCCCAATATTGTCCGCTATCGTTCCAATCAAGTATTATGTAAAACAATTCATCGTCAAGAATTGCTTCGATAGCTTGACTATTCAAGTCAGATACCGCAAGAGAAATCATGGATTAATGATTCCACCAGAACCAATCAATGGAGTCGCAGGAGGCTTATATCCAAGATGTTCTCTAGCAATTTTACGAAATGGATTTTCTCCCTGTTCTGGTGGTTTATCAGCATTGCCACTTTGGCCAGTAGATTTTTCTGATTTGCCTGTCTTGCCTTTGGTATCTGAAGATGCTTTTTGTTCGTCAGGCATATCTGCTTGCTTAAGAGAAACCTTTTTGATATGTCTTAGATCAGCATTGATAGTTAACCAACCGCCATCTTTACCGCTATTGCTGCGAATAATTGACAAACTAGTAAATGCCATATCTTCATATTTGCCTAGACCAGTTATTACAGTTATTGGCTGACGATCTTTGTGCATAGATCGCAACTTGCTAATAGCATCAATAAATTTAGAGGTGCAAGGTGCAAATGAAAAAGCAAATAGTTCACTAGATGAAGATGCTATTGATCCAGTAATGGATAATTCTTCATTGCCTTGAGTAATGTGATCTGATATTTCTTCTCCACCAGTTTCAACAGGATACTTGGTTACATCAGATGGCAGTTTGAGGTTTTCAGATACTAGAACATCAAGAGCAATAACCCCAATTTCACTTTTCTTATTATCCGCAAAGAACATCGAATAGACTGTGCTACCTAAATTAACCGCTTGCCCGCCAAGACCAATTAATCCACTCATTGCGCTGGCGCCTCTGTTCTCGGCGCAGCATTTCTAGCTTGTCTAGCCAGAGCATCTAGTGCTGCTTTAGCCGCATTGTCAAATACTTTAGTTAAAGCACCAGCAGCAGCATCAGGATCAGTGGCATTTATCGTAACATTATTCGTTTGATTAACAGTATTATTTTGATCACCAGTAGTAACTGCTCCTACTCCTGGCGCGGTTTGGCCAGTTACTTGGCCAGGAGTTATTGTTGGCGTTAATGGTTGACCTCCCCAAGTTCCTACTACTCTACCGTATTCATCAACCATTGGCGCATTCATCGCACCAGATATGGCACCAATACCAAGTCCTGCCGCAATAAAAGCAAGAGCGCCTGATATAACTCCCAGACCACCCGCTAATCCAGCAAGAGAAACTAAATTCAGAGCCTCAAGAGAACCAGTTGCAACTACCGCAGCAGTGCCAACTTTAGTTACTGCACCAGCGACACTTGTTATTGCTGTTATAAGACCAAAAAATTTCAATACTCGCCATATAGCAAATCCAGCAGTTAGCGCAATAACAATTAAAAGCATATCTCCAAGTAAGCCGTTTACATCACCAATTGATATTTTGAATTCTTCCAAAGCGCCTTTGAAATCACCTTGAAATAACTTTACCAATCCTCTAAATCCAGCAAAGAAATCATCACTTACAAAAGCCGTCTTGAGATATTTCATTACATCTTCAAAGCTGCCTAGAAAATCCCCAATGAAAGATTTCTTACCTGATACCCAAGAAACAATATCAGTAATGGCTACAACCGCAGCAACTATTCCAGCAGCAAAAGCAAGATTTGCTGCTACGCCTTTCCAAGTAGCTGCTGTCCAAGCTTGCATACCAATAGTAGCTTTGAACAGCATCATTGCTAGCTTAGGACCAAACACCACGCCCAAAGCTATTTCAAGTATCTGTAAAACATTTCCAATACCACCAAGAGCAGTGGTCATTGTAGTTAAGCCTTTAACCACTTGGTCAGTTAGCCAAATGATTCCTTTCGCAACTTGACTGTTAACCGACAACAGTTTCCATAACTGCATCGATAATTGAACAGCGGCATTCCACGCATAATTAAATGCTTCACCTAACTTGCGTGGTCTAGCGGCAAAGTCAGCATTCAATTTAGCTAATGGTTTGCCAAGACCTTCAATTAATACTTTGGCAGTTAGTGTGCCTGCCTTAGCCATTGCTTCTAGTTGTTCTCTGCCATGCTCTCCTAGTTTCAATCCTTCAGCTAACGCATTAACGATATCTGGCGCTTGTTGAGTTAGCATACCAAATTGGCGTCTGCCCATTCTTCCCATTCGGAAAGAACGTTCAAACGTTGCCATAGTAGCTTGAATAGCTTCAGGACTAGCAGCGCTTAAGCGCAATGCCTTAAAGATATTTTCAGTAGTATCAAGTAATTGATCTTGACTTACATTGAGTTCCTTGCTTTCATTAAGAAATTCTTTATATGTTTCTAATGCTTTGGTGTATTCAATACCAGTATTTTGCGCTATTTGAAATAGTCTCTGTTGCGCCGCGCCAATATCATCTCCCGCACGCGCCATTCTAGTCAACTGATAAACTAGAATATTAGCTTCTTTACCGGCATGAACAAGACCATCAGCCAATTCAAATAGTTTAGTAGCAGCAAATACAATTCCGAATAGTTTGCCTAGACCAATACCAATTTCTTTGAGTTTATTGGCTGCTGCCTCGTATTGATTTAATCCCTTTTCATCAACACGAAAATCCAGCAGAGTAGTTAGTTCGCGAACAATAGCCATTACTTACTGCTCCTGGCGCGTTCGATTTCTCGATGCTCGGCAGCAGCCCGCATATCCATTAGCGCATTCAATTTTAGCAAATCAACTATGTCAACATCTCCATTCTTCACCTCAGATATTGTTACTAAACCTTCAAGTATTGGTCGCCAGATAAACAATTCATCAATAAAATCTTCTCGCAAAACACCTATTGGTTCGCCACTTGGGGCGCTGCCTGTCCAATAAGGGTTCTGCCTTGCGTAAAAAGTTTTTCATAATTGAACCTCAACACTTCTATAACCAAACTAATCAATTCAAAAACATCATCACAAGCCAGATTAATAGCACCTTCATCTAATTGTCTAGGGGCATCGCCATTAATAGAAACAGAAACGTATTCTTTATTCAATACCAGCTTAACTAAACCCACCAATGAAGGGCCATCCAAGTTTCTGGAGATAGTTTCCATTGCTTGCATAGCAGCCTTCATTCGTTCTTCACCAGGATTATTAGGATCATTAGACTCCATTAATGAAGCCAATGGAGGCAAGAACTTCTTTTGAACTTCACCTAATACACTGAGGGATAAGAAAGGATCAAAACGGCGTATATAAAATTTGTTGCCGTTATCTAATTCAAATTCATGTCTAGCCGCCACGTTCTCAGCGCCTCCTTTAATTAGCTGATATAGCGTTACCACCCACAACATAAATAGATGGAGGCGCAGTCTCAATCTGCCAAGCACGAGTCATTATCTCTTTTCCAAACTCAACATCAGCAGGCTTTACTACCCAAGCCTTAGATGCTTGAAAGATAGTTTCTCCGCACAAGTCTTGAATAAGCAACGGTCCAAGTAACCCACCACAAGTCAATACATCCATACTAAACATTCCTGAAAGGAAATCATTAGCAGGACTAGTCTGTTGTAGAGTAATTGTTACTGTGCATCTGCGATCTGTGCTAATGGCTCTAGCAATTTCTCCATCAGCACCAACCTGCGAAGTTATACCATCATTCTGCATAGTGATATTTACAAAAGTTCCGTCCGCAAAACCAGATATTGAAAAACCATTCATCACTACTACAACACGCGAGGGATTATATGTCTTCACGCCAGGCATTCATTTTCTCCTATGCAATAACAGGAACAGTAGCTACAGGAAGGCTCTCATATGTCAACGCACCCTGTATAATCACTGCGTGAATTGCTCCTGCTAGTCTAGCAGTAAAGTAAATATCTTGTAGAACACGACTGGCTTTTTGATTAGCGGAGATACTTGAACTTAATGGAACAGTTACAGTATAGCTAGGAATGAAATTGCCATCAGCGTCTGCTTCTGGCGGGGCTATTCCGCCTCGCTCGACACCAAAATCAAGAGCTTCAACAAGCCTGCTACGAATAATGGCAATCCCAGGATCAGTGTAAGGGATACGATTATCAATAAGCTGCTGGAAGATAGTGACTTTAATTTCTTCGCAAAGCCAGTCGCGAAAGCGGATAACATCGATCCATTCACCACCAGCAACTTTGCCGTTCTGTGTTATTGAAATATTACGGAACGGTTCAAAAGTATTGCCATTTTTATCAAAAACATTTTGCGCTAATGTTTCTGTGGTATTAATGTAAGGCACAGCATCCAATCGTTGATTAGCCCAAGTCTCACTACCAGGATTTTTAGTGAAACTCCTGGCCGCGATACCTACATCAGGGAAATCACCAACGTTAGTATCATACCACCAAGCGGTGCGGAAATAGTTTCCTGCCATAAGCAAGTGGCCAGTAGATGTAGTATCAGTAGCAGCAGGAGTAGAGTTCAATACATTAGACAATACTGTAACAAATAGTTTCTCATTAGCTTCTGCCCATTGAGCAGCCTTAACCACTTTTGTTTCGTCATGAAGAACGTTACAAAATGCATACCAATTATTGTTCTCTGCTTTAATAGCATCAAGATCAGCAGTAGGATCGGTGGCGCCAGTAGATAGACCAATATAAAGTTGTGGTGGATGCGGTATCTGCGAGAAGAATACCGATGCCGCTTTATATATTGGCATTGTAGAAGTCACGCCATAAGCAGCAAGATCACCAATGCTAGTAATGATGCCTACCTTAGCAGCACCAATGGGTGTAAATATTCCATACAACAACAAATCAGAAAAGGTTTGTTGAGCAATAGAAGCGGTTTGTAGTGAGATAGTAACATTAACAATCCGGTCGATATTGGCCATTATACCCTCTCAATCCCATTTGGTGACTTCGTTTTTATCCCAAGAAGTTTCATCATCATCCCAATCGGTGCCTACTCCTGGCGCATTGGGACCTGGGATGGTTTCGTCACAAACTATTACAGCAGCTATCGGCTCAGGATCGAATATCTTATAGATATCAGGATCGCTGGCACCACCGATATAGCTGCCGTGAAGTATTACAGTATCTATCAATCCTGCATTATCATTTATGCTTTCTGTATAGAAAAATTCAAAATGGTAGATGCCTCTACCTTCCCATTGCGAAAGGTTCAACAACTCTGGAACATAACCAATGAATAAACGTTGTCCAATAGCACAATCTATCTCAGTTTGATAATCAAGCATAGTTGGAGATTGTAGAACCATAGCCAAAGCGCTAATGGCAGATAGCGAATTGATACCGTGATATAGTTGAATTTCAGCGGTGGCCTTACGCCAACCTGAAATTGTTACTCCACCAGTTTCATCTGGTGGCGAATAATACATATGATCAGGAATATCAATGTTGGTAACATTCAACTGAACATAAGGCTTAACTAGACGCGGAACATTCTGATTGGCAAATATTACTTGCCAATTATTGCCGGTCAACGACACCGCCTTAGTTACAAGATCATACAACTTATCAATCAAGGAACTTGCTCAAATTGTTCTGTCTCAATTACTTCCAAAGCATAATAACGCCAATGCGAAACTTGCGTATCTCTGGATTGTGCTAAGGTATTAAAGTTAGCTTCGCCAAATAACAAGTATTGTGAACCATCAAACAGAAAGATATCCCCGGCATATCGTTCACGGCCAGGAGCAATTTCCTGATTAGCGCAGCGCAGTCTTGTTTCAGTGTAAATTTTAATTCGTCTGCCAGCACGTCTACCGTATGACGTAGCTTCTATAAGTGATAAGTCTCTAGATGATGGATTTTGCACTGATGCCATTACTGTTATTTTGATTCCAGTATCATCAGCAAGAATGTATTTACCATTAATAATTTGACCAATGTCTCTTTGAATAACCTCATATGAAGTGCGGAACGATGTGGTCATACTACCTCATATCGAACAGCACCAATCATACGACCAGTATTGATAAGAGGTGAACTTGATCCTTTTGCTAATATAGTGCCAGGAGCATTAGGCACCGCCCAATTCTTAGCATCGCTTATCGTTTTCTGAACAAGAGATTGATACTTCGCACCAAGATTTTGTAACACTGTTGTATCATTGATCTTGCCATCTATCATTCTTCCAACAAGATATTCAGTAAATTTGGTAACTGTTTCTTTGCTAGTATCGGCTGTTGTTTGCATAAATGGGCGCGCAGGAATACGTGATGTGCCAAACTCATTGTAAGTAGCATAATCCACTACCGATACGCCTTCAACTTGATCATTACCCATCAAACCGATCTTAACGCCTCTGCCGCGTAACGCTTTAAAGTCAAGCTCAATACGTTTGAATCCATAGTCCTTGTCTCTGATGGTGACTGGCATGGATCGCCAAACCTCGTTGTTATTGCGCCTTTTTGACAAATATTCCACATTCTATTCCAAGCATCCCAAGGATTGCTTGATGGGCGCCTAGACTCATTACTAGTTCCACCAGTAACGGCAGCATAAGTTATCGCAACATCACCTTCTTTCTCTGAAGAAATTGGTCCAAGATAAGATTGAACTGGTTTACCGGATGATGTTTCTTCTTGAACAGAAATAAGATATGCAACAAACATTGCTTGGGCAAAATTTTGTCTATTGGTAGACAAACACCAAGGGCGCGCTTCTTCTGAAATAGCAAGTAACATATCCATCAATGCAGGATCAATATATGCGGGATTTGCAGGATCAAAGTATTGCGGAAAGAACAATTGTAATATAGTCTTTACATCAGTCCAATATACTGGAGGATCAACAACGTCAGACATTAACGATCACGATTTTGACGTTGATAATCCTCATCAGATATTTGGTTGCTCTCATCTATAGCACGTTGTTCTTCTTCAAAAGCTTGTCGATGTTCATCATCCTCCTGGCCCGCATCTCTGCCAGAAGGTGGGTCTTCAGTAATCTCATAGGTGAAGAAACTATGATATGGACTATTGTCAATAACAAACTTTACTTCTTCGCTAATCTCCAAGGGAGTATGGGGAAGTATCATTTCCCCACCCAAGATAAATGAACGAGAAGATTGATTGGTTACAGTAATAGTCATTACTGTCCCCTGGTCGGTGGAGGTGGAGGGGCTGGGCGCTGTTGCGTTGGAGGTTGTTGTCCACCACCAACTCTAGCTCCACCTTCAGTAGTAGGCTCTGGCGTCGGGGTAGGCGTTGGCTCTGGCGGTGGCGGTGGGTCTTGAATTTCCACCACTTCAAGCAAGCCTTCATTAGCCAATGCTTGCATGGAAGGGTGTTCCATGGTTACTTCCGAAACTGCTACCGGCAAACCAGGAGGCAAAGCATCACCAAGATGGGTAGTGATTAGACGTTCAGATTTATTAAGGATCGCAAACATAGTTGTTGTTCTCCTATCAGGTAGTAACAGCGGAAAGCAAAGCCAATGGATAAAAGATACTCACACCACCAGATCGCGCGATACAATCAGTAACGATTTCTAGATTGCGTGCTTCTGGCGGTAGTTGCGTAAACGGCATCACATACGTATGCGAAATATTATCCGCACTACGCTCATAGAGCAGACCCAAATCTTTAGTGCCACTCACAGCAGCAAGCTGCATTTCCCAGACATTTTCAACAGCAATACCAGGGTAGTTACCTCGGAACCATTGTAGTGGAGTAATGGGCGTTAGGCCAGAAGCACCAGTAATGAACTTAGTAGACGCAGCATTGTAAGCCTTAGGTGCGAGACTAAGCACATTCGGCGTATGTGTGCCTTTTACTTGGTTCTGATAAGCCACAACCCACTGGTTTAGATTAGCAAGAATTTGATCACCAGTAAGAGATGTCCAATCGCCAGCGTTAGTCAATACTAGCACAGGAAGATTTGGATGAGTAAACAATCCAAACAATCCATAGTTAGCATCACCACGCAACTTGATATCGGCAATCTTTAGTTCCATTGCTCTCCTGGCCGCTGCCGCCTTACGAGCATCTAGACCCTGACCAGTTTGCCGTGAGGCTCTTAGTTCATTTATATTGTAGCCATAACTATCACCAAGTGTTCTAACAGTCGTCATTCTGCTGGTAGCGCGAACGTCAGCGCGAGGTAGATCGTCAGCATAGTTAGATATAACCTTGGCCATACCCACCATGTCGAACGCATATTGCCAGACATTTTCTGCCCATTCAGGAACTGAAGTATCATCTGGGACTAGCCGATCAGCGTTGATGGCAGGTAGCTGACGATCATAAGTATTGGCGCGAATATAGTCAAGTTGTCGTGCAAGAAAGATGGTATCAGCATCTTCCCTGAAATTATTTTTGATGATCGGCGCATTCTGCAATACAGTAAGATCATCCTCACTGTAATATTGATGATCAAGAGGTCCAGGCATAATACATTCCTCTCATTATACCAAAGGATAGTGCAATTCGACAATCGCACCCTTGGTATATGTTGTCCAATCAACATTCAACAAGTCAATAGCGGCAGAACGAAATACAGCATTAGTAACCGCAATCGTTCCAGTAGTATTGAATGCTCCAGTAGCAGCAGTTACTTTCGCCGCAGCCCCATCAACGACACCAGTAGCATCATCAACGGCAACCCAAGCGCGACCACGAGTCAATACTGAGACGGCGTCATATTGACGATATCCACCATTGTATCCAATGATATGATCGTGAAGCGCAACACCAACGCAAAGTGCAGCAGAGGCAGCACCGGGCTTAATAGTTGCGGCGCCAGCAGCAGTTCTTTGCACTGCTACACCAACATTGATCAATGTTGATGCCGGAAAGGTATCAACATTATCTTCCATACTATCAGCCTTCATGCCAATGAAGGCAGGGGCCATATAGTTGGCATAAGCAGAACCCGACATTTATGCAGCCTCCTTCTCACCACGAATGCGACGCAACATACGCTCACGTGCGTCAGCTGAACTACCACCAGACTTATTCTCTGACGCATCTTGTTTTGTAGTTGTCTTCTCGCGTTGTCCTTTCGCGGTTTTACTTTTCTGCTCTTCATTGGCAATAGTTAGATCGTAAGCAGAATCAACATAATCATCCGACTTACCATCAAATCTAAGCTCATTGCCGAGCTTATTGATAATCTTTTCTTTGATAGAACGATCTGAATCATCAGCATCAAATTTAATAGAAAGCTGATTGGCTTTATCTTCAAGCTTAATACGATCACGAGCAATATTGCGCTCTTTATTGAGCGACTCTTTATGATCTTTAGTAGCAGCCTCCAGTGCGTTCTTCGCCGTATCTCTCTCGGCTTCCGCTTTATCAGCGCGACTGGTTAGAACGCTAATATCTGCCTCTAGCTTAGTGATCTTGTTGACTACTTCAGGCGCAGCAGGATATTCAATATTATCCAATCGAATTTTCGACAAAGTAACATCAGGCATATCATCCTCCACATCAAAAGAGACTAATTCATCCGCATCTAGTCGGATGCGAGCATTGCCGGCACGACCCTTGTTTACTACCGCAAGATGATTGTAAACAATATCACGTTGCACTTGGTCATACTTCTGTCCATTCCATTCGCCAGGAACAGCATCAATACGACATTCATATCCCAAAGACAATTCTCGTTTCGATCCTATTTTTTTTACATTGTGAATTACAATATCAGCAACTACATCATTATCCTGCTTTTCTCCTGGCCCCATAACCGAACCGACAACAATTCCGTCAAGGTTGCTGTTGGTATTAAGGATGCCTCGATGTCCGTCAGTGATGGGCATTCCTCTAATGCTAGTGAGACTATCAGCTTTGAACACTTCTTCATCTGGTCTATATTCGCGAATGGTTTTTCCATTGGCATCCTTGTATATAAATATACCAGAGCGAGTAATGACTGGCCGATCAATAATCCAGCCATCTTTACTGCGTTCAGCAGTAATTGTTATATTGTCATATCTATTAGGCATCGGCTTCCTCAAGTAATGACGCCTCAAATTCTACAAATTCAGGGAGAATGGGTTCGGCCCAGCAACGACATTGATAATCTTCACCGGGATGACCGGTTTCTGCTGGCGGATTATCCCAGGTGAATGTCTGATCTTCATTATCAGCATGCGTTTCTCTTACTCGTTCATCACCAACTGTTCTCCAAATATAGCTATCTACTCCCATATCAACTTGACGTTCCATCGTCAATTGGCCATTCAACTTAGCAACTTGATCTCTAGCAATCAACTTAGCGCGACTATCTTGAACATCAGTTCGATCCGACATTATATTGAATATTTCTTTTTGGGTATCTGCTAGATTAGTGCCTTCAATTAATGCCTGATTTACTTGTTCCGCAATTTGTCGTGAGGTCTTATCCGGTATGTCCTTAATCAAAAGAGCATTGTTTCTTGCCCAATTTGCCAGAAGAGCATTATATTTTTCTGGGTCCTCTTTAGTGGGATTGACACCATATTGAGACCGAACCAATCTAGTCCATTCTGCTTTATTGTATTGATTAGTTTGCGGACCAATACGAACCATTTCTTTGATAATTTGATTCGTTGGATCTCTCATATCGTCAGCGATACGTTGCATTACTCTATTGAGCTGATCTCTCCAACCTAATGCATCTTGGCGAATTTGGCCAGTAGGCAAATGAACAGCAGTGGCTTCTTTCGACATTACTTCTACATATGGCGACATATTCCGCTTCAATATCTGTTTGTATTTGTTATTCATCTTCAACAATATGCGGCGATACGCAAACTCCTGACCAATGGGATACTTCATCGGCACAATCTTAGGCCGCTTTCTAGGCATTTACTTCAACAATCATTACTCCTGGCGCCATTTCTATCGCCACAGATACAGCATCATGTCTAGTATCGACAGCATTATTGCTTTCCATTGGATCATATACTTTGATTGATTTCTTGGTCTTATCGAATGATACTATAATTTCAACCTTATTTTCACCATTAGCAGCATACCAAATAGGCACTAGAAACCGATTATCGCTTGCTTGATATACAACATAATCCATATTTTCATTCATACCGGATACAATAATATCCAATTTGCCAGGCTCAAAGCCGTGCTTATCCCCACGATCATGACATACGCTACATAGGTTCTTCAAAGCATCTGCTACTGGCCGAGGATCATTTGCGTGATTTTTCGGAAACAAACCGCAGAGATAGATTGTTCCATAGTCGAATAGAGCATACCACCATAGACCAATAGTGCCGTTTTGGGCACAACGCAATAGAGTTATCAAAGTATAGTATGCATCTCTTTCACCTGACCAACCAGATTGATCTGGTTTGTGCCCTTCATCATTGTATAGTGTTGGATGAAATTCTGTCAGGTGGATTGGTTTTTGTGCATATACACCCCACAATCCACCGATGTATTCATTGATGGAGGAACCAGTATTAGCAATATCAGGATTGCCAGGAGGATAATAATGCCCATTGCCGTGATCAAATTTAGTGTTAAGAGCATCCAAGTTATCTTGGTTTCCACAATAACCAGTTATCCATCCTTCTGGATGCGGCGTTCCAGCGACGATACTTGGTCCCATTACTTTGGCGTTCAAATGCTCAGACCACCATAGTTCATTTTGTATGTCTAGCGTTACATTAAATGGAACTTCACCACTACCGAAATTTGTATTGGGTTCATTCAATCCTTCGATCCATTTAACCCCACATTCAGGATCGGCAGCTAAACTGATTATAGATGGAACATCGTTAGTTGAACCATTAGCACCAACACATAACGTTACTTCAGTGCCAGGTATAGCAGTAACAATTTGACTTAGCCAATCGCGTTGCATATCTTCGCGTCCAGCGTAATGATATTCGCGGATACGAAATGCGTGACCACTATCACCAAGGATATATTGTAACGCAGTAATAACACTATCAGGGCGATAATCCGCTGGCCATGATCCCCATTGGTTATGTTCGTCTAGCGAACTAAAAGTATTTACGCCAAACAAACCAATTAGCGAAGCAATACGTTTCGCTTGAATACCATTAGTGATAGGATTAGGTGGTGCTACTGGCGGCTGACCACCTTCAAGCACAGTTACCCGCGCCTCCAATTCATTAAACTCGTCTCTGGTAACATAATCAGCCATTAGCCAACCTCGACTTAGCAGCATCTTTGCTGAATTGTGTTTTAAACTTGACTCTTACTTGTTTATTTTTCTCACGTATCTTCTTACATTCTTTACAATCTCTATTGCCTGTTGTAGTCCATGTCCACGAACCTTCCACGTATTTGTGGCCGCGTCTACATTCAGTTCGTTTCCATTCGTTACTCATGCTGCTGGCGCCGGCTTATTTGGATCTTGCGGAACATCTAGTTGCGATGTATCTATATCAGCAGCATAGTCCATAGAAGAAACGGCAGTATCAGGTATCTCATCTGAAAAATCATATTCGCTATATTTATTCACTACAATCTTACGCACTTCTTCTGGCGAAATAATTCCTCCATTCATCAGAGTCATCAGCATCGTTACTTCAGTATTATTGGCTTGCTGATTTAGATTATTGGCGGTCGCTTGTTCTTGATCTGATGCTTGCCATAGCGGATTAAATTCAATATGCCAAGTGTCCGGTAGTTGTCCAGTATAGGTTCGCTGGACATATAGTATAGCGGTCAGTTTCTCCAATACTGGTTTGGCGATAACTTGCTGGATATGTCCAACCATTCCATAATAAGACTCCAGATCACCAGCACCAGTAGCATTGAGTCCAGTGGTGGACTTGCCAAATAGTATAACTACAGGAATGTTGGCCGCAGCGGAAATCGCCACTTGGTATTCTTGTAGTAAAGATTGAACGCCATCGAGCCCAAGGTTCTCAATAGTATAAGCATCATTCTTATCAACAACGACACTGTTGAGATTGCCACGGACAAGATCAACAAGATTGATCCGTTTAGAAACCAAATCATCTGCTTCTTGAGCGAACAATTCACCTAGACCTTCCATGGAATAGATGCCTTGTTGCTTACGCTCAAGTAATCTTATTGACCACTGTAAGGCTTGATCGTATCGCGAAATGTCTTCTATACAACCAGTGATGATAGAGCGACCAATCCAATTCATAGATTGCATATGAACAAATCGGTCAGGTAATGGTTCACCAGACATTAGCAATAGTCTAGTTTCATGAACTCTAAAGGCTTGAACTCCTGGCGCGGTAATGTCGTAAAACATCGGTTGCCCGACTTTCTTGACATCATCAGTATCAAAAGCAGTATAGACAATTTCAGTAGGCTTAATACTTGGTAGTGGATAAACCTGTAGTTCTTCTACAGTATCAATCGCGTCATAGTTCAATTCATCATCAAATGTTCCACCATCCTTAGCGATGATTAGTATGGCTGCTCCACCATATAGTCTAGACCAACGAACAGCATCAGCCATTTTCGGCAATACAAATAGACGATCATATTCATCTTCAATAGAGCCTTCCTCATCCCCCTCTATTATGATACCTTGTTGAAAACAATCATCGGATGGTCTATCAATGATCTTCTGAACGATACCATTGTTCAAGTATAGATCACCATAGTCATATAGTGAGAAACGATTAGACCAGTATCGCTCTAGACCACGACGCCAATTGTTACTGCGATAGAACGTGTTGGATGTGCGATCAAGTCCGGTCGTATTAAGACCAGACATGACATTTTGGAAGCCATCGCGTCTAGCAACTACGTTGATAATGCCCTCCATGCTGCTTGTTTATCGGCACCAGATATACACTCAAGAAATGCACCACTACTAGCATCGACATAATCGTCATGTGCATCAGGCGACGGGAAAGATTCCATCTCATTCAAGTAATCTTTCACCCACGGTCCTTCAACCAAATCCACATTACCAACTTGCCATTGTGCTGATAGCGGTTCTGCTCTAGTCTCCTTTGGTCCTGTTTCTCTAACAGAAGTAACACGATATCCAGCAAGCATAGTTGTCAAGCTGGCTGCTTGTTCTTTCCCTGCTTGCCCAGGGTCTATTGAGAGAGCAATAATCACTCTCCGGCCGTAATTGTTCCGGTCCTGCGCCGCGATGTTTTTGATGATCTCTCTTACAACATGCGCTCCTTTCTTGATATTAGTTCCATGAGCAATTACAAATCTGCCATTCTCCCTCCTTCCCATTAATACTGAAGCGGAACTGTCTGGACTTGGATTCACTTCACTAGGTTCAGTAGCAGCTAGATCCCATTTTCTCACCCATATTTTGACATCGGTAGGAACAGCTGATAGTATATTCACACAATGCGACGGGAAATAAGAACCAGCTGTTGGTTTGATTTTCCAATTGCCGTTGAGCAATCTTTCCCGCTCAACACGGTTCATTGCCAGTAGATTGGCTTTGTAGTTAGGGTCTAGTTCAAGTAATTTTTGATTGTCGGCTAGGGTAGCGGCAATAAACGTAAATGATTTCGGTGACGTTCCTGGATGTTCAAGTAACAATTCTCTTGATGAATCAGCCCAATGTATCTTAGTATCAAGTTTTACAAACCAACGAACAACACCGCTCCTGGCCGGAATGGGATAGCCTGTCTCTTGATCAATCCACCATTCAATTAGTTGAGCAACCCAACTATCAGCATCAGGATTACAAGTTGCTCTAATGTATGGTCGAACACCACAAGTAGAACGGTTGCGAGACAACATATACCAAAATTGATTCTCAGTAAAATGTGTTAGTTCATCGTAACAGATCAATGCTATTTGGGCACCCTGCCAATTGAGAATATCCTTTTCGTTGTGTAAATGGTTGAATGTTATACTGGCACCAGACGGAAACACCCATGATCTGAATGGGCTCAGTTTTGGACTTCCATATACCTCAGGATATATTTGGAAGCTAGTATCAAACAAACCACCTTCATTGGTGATTTGAGTAGCATCGCGACGGAATATTACTGCGCCGAATTGAGGATTATCTATATGTCTGATCGGCTCAAGTAACAATCCGAAAGTTTTACCACCACCAGCAGCACCACCATATATAGCAATGTCTGCTACAGTTGATAGAAATGCTTCTTGAGGACCAGGCTGCGGCCCTAAAGCATCTTTGAAGAAACCAAGATCATCAAGCATTCGTTACTTCGCCGTCTTGATCTATCACCCTGCCCATCGCTGGGTTTCTACCATTGTCAGGTATGTATATTTTGACTGGATTGGTAGCGGCTGGCCGATCATTCGGATCAGAAACAATTACATGCTGTCTAGGCTTGCCGTATCCTCTATTAACTACAAACTCCATGACCCTGAGCCTCGTGTCGGGAGAAAGCTCAGGGTCCGTTAGCATTTGGTCTGCTAACGCAAGTATAGTTGGCGTGCGTGCCCTACACTCACTCATCAACTCTTGAAGAGTGAGGATACGCTGTAGTTCACGACCAGGATCGAAACCATCAGGCATAGTTGTGGTTATTGCCTTTATGCTTATAGCGAACAAATCCTAGTCCAAGAACACCAAGGCCAAGCAAGGCAAGAGCAGCAGGTTCAGTTACAGCTACTGACGATGAAATATTACCGGCGAAATCAGCGGTAAATCCACCAATAGTAGTGCCGTTGATATGCAGCAATGGCACAAGATCAGCGAAACTAATATTGAAAGTCGAAGGAGGCTGAAGGCTACTGGCCGGCAATACGCCAGATGTTAGTGTCAGAGTATCAGGTGGATTATTGACATTCACCGTCAAACCCGGACCACCATTCGCACCAAACGCTGCATCGGTGAAAATTCCGCTCAAGTAATTGGTGCCGCCACAACCAATGGCGCTGGTAAAGCAGAAGTTGCCGTTGAAACGTTCGATTATTTGACTGCCGATTTGTGTCGCTATACCAACACTGTTCGCTGCCAGACTGAAGAAAGCATTAGGAATAACACCACTGGCACCAGTGGTAATAGCGGTGGATGCGCTATTAACCGCAATGTTAGTTGTTACGCCATTATCGGTGGCGAATACTGTAGGTGTAGCCGACGGATTTTGGCTGAACGATGCGATCAATGCAGCATTGGCTGCAAAGGGCAAAGTCAAACCAAACAACGTAAGAATAGCTGCTACATACTTACGCATTGGTGGTTCCTTTTGAGTTGGACGCTGAGGCACGTATCAGATTATCTAACTTGCGTATATTTTCTTTAGTGGCACACGATGGTTGTTTGAATTTATCCATCTTTATTATGACTTCATTAGGACACCAATATAACAATTCTGGATCGTCAAAAGCATCATCTAATACATGAAATTGTGCTTTATGATTTACATACTTTCGCACCACGACGTAGTATTCTCGCGTTTCGATCGTAAGTAAAGCCCCTCGCGAAAAATTTATATTCGTGATATGTTATTTCAAAATCAGACATCGTTCCGCTTCCGAGTTATCCGACTCCTATTACCGTAAAGGAAAGTAACTCTGAAGTAAGCCTTCGAGCGTTACTTTTATCGGTTATCGTAAACTGTTCGAAACCAATATGTAACATCATCTATCGTTTCGGCAAACAAACTTAAATTATCCATATGCAATATACGTTTGTTCAATGATAACCAATAATTGGGCATTAGTTGAGTGATGATAGCATATCCTACATCCTCCTGGCCGGTGTGGATCGCAACTAACAGAAAGCAATGTCCACCAGCCTTTTGCCATTTGAACATGAATGCTGCTTGTGCTTGATCGAAATTGGATACTTGAATTGTGTTATCTTTACGTAATGATGTTGTCTTTAGTTCACACCAAATGAACTTGCTATCATTGATTTGGATGCCTCTATCTGGCCAACCAGCTTGCCTGTTACTTGGTTTCCATAGTTGATAACAGCTGAATGCATTGTCGAATGTTTGGGCTAATTTCAATTCAAGCATAGCTATGTGCTCCTGGCCGTAACGCGCCGTAACGCCCGTAACGCACTAAATAACGCACGTAAGTCTTTGATTATAAACGATAAACGCTAAAATAACGAATAACGCCGAACTTCCTATACTTCTTATAGGGAATATATAGTTGCATTCCGTTTTTATAATCTTCTTTTATATTATAGCGTTATAGCGTTATAGCGTTATAGTAATAAAAAATAATAAAGAATACAATAACTTACACCACATCATTTCGATAACGCGCTAAATTTTCATATGCGTTATTATGCGTTATCCCCCCC